GTTGCGATCTATGCACAACAGGAATAACTGAATGGGAAGTGGATTCATAGTTCACCATAGGTTGATAGGAGGCTAAGCCCAAACCGTAATAAAATGGTGAAGCATTTACCATAATCTTTACATGCAATTTGCACTGTAAAAGTCCGTAATTCTCCAACTTCGCTTTAATTTTAGCATTATTAAAAAACAACGACCACGGGGTAAACTGGGTGCCAAGAACGACACCTTCAGCCCATGTGTGCGTATAAATATTAACTGGCCGAGACAAAAAGTCTCCAAGCACAATATCACTAGAGTGACCATCATTGAATGTATCATCAACAATGTCTTCGAAAGCGACAATATCGCCAACTGCATCATCGTTAAAAGAAACGGTCTGTGTGGTCATCTTACTGTTTTGTTGGTTTTCTACCGTATGGGGTAGCAATTCATTGGGGGTATTGTTTGTAATAGGGAGCTATGTTACAAACCGAACTCTGCTCAAGAGACACGATAGGTTATACAATTGTGGAACAATACGGGTTCCGAGTGTAAATACACTCTTAGAGGCAAGCCTCATGCATTCGGGAATAGTCCATCATCATAAAATATATTGTACAAGTCTTCTTAGATGGGTAAAACTACTATTCAAGGATCTTTTTGCTTTCTGTGTTAGAGAGGAAGTTGATCAAACTCCCTGTTAATATAAAAACGGGCGCAGAATTAGCACTTTTTCCATGCTTTCACCAGGCTGGTAAAAGTTGGGAAAGTACTGTCTAGCACCCAGGGTTCCAATTTCAGAGTTGAAACTAACTCCTTGAACATTTTGGTACGATGGTCGAAAACCTCCTCACCATACATAAAGTACTCGCGGACGGCAGACGAAATGATCGCAACCAGCTGCTCTTCAGCAACAATGTTTTTCGATTTAACCCAAATCATCAGAGATTTCTGGATAGAACTCTCATCGAGGGGCGAGGCATAGCCTCCCAAGATCTCCGAATAAACGAAGGATCTCTTAAGAAATGAAGCATCCCGAATATGAATAAACGGAACACTAGGAGCGTCTTTGTCGGCCATGGTGTAGGTAATACCCACCCTAGCCAACTCATTCATAAGAACTGTGTGATTAAACCAATCGATGGCCGGGTTCACACCACCCAAATTATCATCACCATAGGTCATGAGAGCCACATTCTCTTTGAAAGAGCGGGCTTCTTTGTTAGGATTAGCTTGATAATAGGCGTAACGGACGTAAAGTGAATTCACAAGTCCATTAATGATGACAGTGATGGGGTGTCCCGAGGGATTACCACCATCAAACTGCACCAAATCACCTTTATAGTCAAAGACTGGATAAGCCGTGTCCATGGCAATGCCGCGCATTACACGAAGATCATCTTCATCATACTCCCCGGATGCTTTTGCAACGTTCTCGAGGATTCGAAAAGCTGCTAAAATAATTTGGGCTGCCATGCGCTTGTCAAAATCTTTATAGTCTCCAGCCACAAT